TAACGCATCACTGCGTTAGCCCGTCATCCTAAACAATCTTCAATCTGAAAAAACTATTAACTATAAACTTATTTTTCTACCAACCTATTAACGATACAAAGGTAAAGATTTAAGGCTGTTTCGCAAAGGACCGACTTAAAAGGTGAGTTCCAAGCGTGTCAGGTGCAATGCAATTGAGCATTAAGGTCCAACCAACCGAGGAAAGTTCAGAGGCAACAAAAGGGATTATCTCTGCCTTATCGAGTTCGCCACGAGAAATCCAATCGATATTGCCTTCTTCTGCATCGGCAATCATCCAAGCGTGAATCTTAGAGAGTAGGCGAAGTGTCTGGTCAGAGGAAAGCATATATTCAGCAGCGTCAGCACGGTTTGGCATCTTGTTTGCCACGGTGATGGCGATACGCTGGGTAATTTGGTAAGAGTTGCGTCCATCCGCTGACATATTCAGTTCGCCATAGTCAACGAACAGGAACGAACCCACCAACTTATCGATAAGCTGCCTAAACTCATCGAATGACTGACCATAGACATAGTTGGCAATCTCAGGGAGTCGCGACACATTGGGAAGTTTATTGAGTGACTCCGCAAGGTCATTATAACCAGGGAAGTCGCTCGCACCATTGGTAAGTATAGCACGAACACCCTCTTTTGACGGGTATTGTGCGAAATAGAGAAACTGATCTTTAATCATAATATCTTATCGATTACAGAGATAGGCAGTCCTACCTCTTCACTGATTTTTAATTTATCCCAGCCAAAACCCTTCATGTCCTTAACCGCATCGATAGTTTTTTTGCGTAGCACCTTCAGATAGGTGAGTACGTTCATCTGCTCTATCTGTTTTGCGTTTCCAAGCCCCTCCTTGGAGAGGTCGTAGAGCGCATCAGAGGCATCGGTGGTGATAGGCTGCTTGGGTTTATGAGCAAACTTAGACAGCAGAGAGAATGAAGTTTTACTAAACAGATAGTTGTTAAATGCTTGAAAATTAAACGATATAGCCGTAAGCGTTTCGAGTGGAAGTTTAGCGAAATCGTTAGCCAATTCGTGTGCACGCTCAGAATTGTACTCTTTTTCTGGATAATAGAGAATGGCAGCGAGCAACGGCAACGACTCCTCACCTCGCTCGATAAGACCCTGCGCCTCGACGTACTGAAGTGCAGTAAGCGAGCAGGTGAGCGTTCCAAAGCTCGTCTCAATTCGATATCCAGGAAAAGAACGTCCGTCAATCTGAACAGAAGGGATGAGTTGCGCACAGAAACAGAGGTCGATTACGTATTGATAATCGAGCCTGCGTAACACACGTGCAAGTGGAATATTCAAGCGATAAGGATCAATACGACGGCACAACTCGTAAGTATCCTCGTCGACACCATCCAAGACACTATTGTTATCAGGGTAGTTTATCTGAAACATGAACGTGAGTTGTTCAGAGATTGCGACGAGGTTAGCAATCTGTTCTTCTGAATGAAACTTGCGTTTATTCCAACCCATGATATCGCACAACCAATTAATTCGAACCTCTCCAGCGGAGAGTTCCCCTGCTGCCATACGAAGGAAGTCGCCTACAAGTCGGGTATACTGACGGTCGTTCATTGCATCCCAACGGTTAGGAATGCGATGTATGTCGCCTTTATATACAAGTTCGATATCTTTCATTATGGCAACATTATGATATTATCATCAGGGTGATTGTACGCTGAATTAGAGCAGAAATCAGAAACAGACTCAGAGGAGAGCAGTGTATCAGCATTAGAGAGGAGTTCTTCCGCTTCACGATCGAGGCGGTCGGCAAGTGCGAAAATAGCACTGGATTCATCCTTACCAGAGCGTGCAGCGTGACTATCATCGAAGAGGTTTCGAATCGTCGAAGGGAACTCGAGGATATCAAACCTACGGAGCGACTTTGCAATCGTCTTCTTCACCAGGGCAAGCAATAAGATAGGACGAATGCGCTCTCTATTGTCATCTGTAAGTTTCTCGAAGTAAATCGACATAACTTCATCGAGCGTTTCCTTCTGCAATGGTATAGTTCTGAAGAAGTAAAGATAAGATGCATCGATAGGATAGATTGAATCCATCTGATCCATTGTCTTTATTTCGCAACGCTCCAAGATAGGGTAGTAAGGAGTCTTGCTCCACAACTCAGTGATTTTACCTTCGGTAGGTTCTGACAACAGTTGCACAAGCGTATCGATAGCATTGCAATAGTTCTCCATATAAGAACGCTTCATCGCCTCCAGCTCATACTTATACACATTGACCTCGCTCTTCCTTCGATTCACACTATCAAAGATGATTTGATTTGCCATGGTCATGTTCGCCATAGCAGCACGCAATGCTTCCATAAGAGGAGAGTTTTCTTCCTCCTTTAAAAGTTCATCGAATACAGCACGACTGATTACGGTTTCGATGCGTTTGCGAGCCGTAAGACCAGACGAACGCAAATCGTTCAGGTCCATATTAGTTTCCACTCCAGGCGCATAAAGACTGAAGGTGGAGAAGTTCTTGAAAATATCTACTAATACATTCTTCATGACTGCTGCTGATTTAGTCTGTCTTTCGGTGCAATGTCTTCCTGTCGCTGAGGAACCTCACGATAGAAGCCTATGCGATAGCCTTGCTTATAGAGGTCTGGGAAATTCAATCTGAGAGCAAGATTAAACGGTTCTGCACATATCTCGTCCTCTGGTGTGAGCGACATTATATAGATAAGGTAGTTATAGTAAGCATCAGAACCTGACTTGCTGATGACACCATCTTTACTAACCGCTGTGATAGATGCATCCAAACCAACACTTGATAGTAAGGCTTCTTCTGCTCGCTTATCGTAAGAGATCAAAGATTCGATATATTCCTTATACTTAAGGTCGATCGTTTCGATTCTCCACTGCTGTTCGTTGCCAGAGCTATCCATAAATGAAATAGAAGAGTAGGCTTTGCCTTGGTTATCTGCACCGCTCAGATAGTCGCCTATCTTGCGCAGCTCCAATCGCATATACTCTACAAGTAACGATTCACGATATTCGGTACCGATGCTGATACCGTTATACTTAACCAAGTCCTGTTTCTTAGATGAGCGAATCTTATTCTCCTCGCATAGCTTAGCTAACTGATTGCGTTTGCTTGACACCCACGCATTCGGAATGATGATGTGTATCTTCGCTGCAAGGGAATTACGCAGGAAGGAATTAATATAAGAGGCGGTCTTATTGCTGCCTTGAATATACGGACGTGCGCCCTGGTGGGTTTCGTTCACACCGTAGAATTCATCGACTGATTTCTCACGGTGGTGTGATACGGCAGCGAATAAATAGTTGTCAACTTCTGACAATGCGAACTTAGGATATATCTTGTAATTGCCTAATCCGTATGTCCACCGTCCTACTGCTATGTTGTTAAAGTCTCCATAGTTAATCTGATCGTAGGCTACATCCTTACGAGTAGTAGCAAGACGGCAGTGCTTATTCTCTAATGGTTCAAGACCTGCTACTGGCAACATACCAATACGCTTACCACGTGAGAACCGCCACTTAACGAAGTAATCACCGAACCAGTAGTAGTTCTTGATACAGGTCTTAGCGAACTCCTGTGCAGATGTTTCCATGCCACGCTCTTGCCAAGAGTTCAACCACTCATCCCACGCAGGTAGTGCGGTGTACTCACGTCGCAGCTTACCGCCTTCTACTGTCTGCATATAGGCGCATGGTCCGTTACCATAGAGCATCTTAATCTCCTTGCTATACAAGCGAGGCAGCAGGCGGTTCTGCTTTATCTCCATCGTTACCTCTTCACACAGTGCGTTGTTCATACCACGCATACAGACCTGATAACCATTCACACTCATCCACTGGTGTTCATGTAGGCAAGTCTGCTGACCCTGTGGCACGAGTAGCCCTGGGCTTGTCGACAGTTCTCTTCCTTCTCCAATCTGAAAGGAGAAAGTGTTGCCGTCCATGACGTAGAGTCCAGCGTTGCCGTGCAGTTCAATACTATCTGTCATAACCAATTTATCTTATGTAGTTTATATCCGTCTTGTGGAAAACCCATGTATCTGATGAGTATGCGATAGCACATCTTGGGGTTTCCCTCTTGGTCCTCGAAGAGAAAAAAGTTCTCGGAGTCGACCTTGAAACACTCCTCTGGTAGTTGCGTGCGGTACTTGCAATGTTCCTTGACTATCATCTTCTCGCCTGCCATACCCTGTGAGCGAGAGTAGGGGAAGAAGCAGATCGTGAAGTCACCTTGTGGTACTCTGCTTATCTCCTTTGCCCATTGCATTGCATCAATGCCGTTCAATTCAATTGTCTTCTCCATTACTTGCGAAATTACTGAAAATCGCTGTGGGAACAAAGGACGATTTTGACACCCACCTGTCATATTTCCCAACTTTTGGAACGTTGCACCTCTTTTCCTCGATTCAGCGGTGCGTGGTGATAAACGTCATTTGTTTGTTTTTGATTTTGATTTTCAAAACGTAAACAGCTGAAACACAGTAAAGTAAGTTTTTGACCGATGTAAATAGTCGTCATTATTGCCCTATTTTGGACATTTTTTATATCAAATATTGGACATTATTGGGTGTTATATCGTGATGTTTTCAGGCAAATCGTCGGGATAACTGCTTAATTCCTTTTTGATTAGGTCAGAATAAAGACCGTATAAAAGGTAAATCATCGCACTTGGGAGCTGTGTAGTTAGTCCTGGTCTTCGCTTGAGTTCCTCCTTCTTCTCTGAAGCCTTGTCGAGTTCTATTCTGCCGTTTGTTTTTTTCAACGGACTGACAAGAATAGCACTGCAAAGGTTAGGGCATTCGTTTTCATCAATACGTACCTTCGGAAGCAAAGGAAGTTTCTCACCAAAGAGCAACTGACAAAGGCGGAACTGCTGCCAGTGGTAGATAGTAGGTGCACCGTCATTGTAGAGGATAACTGAAAATCCGTAACTCTCTAAGGCTGCCTTCATCGTCAGTGAGTCAGTAGTTATCTGTTCAAATTCCTCACGTGTTTTATTACCAGCACGGTCAGGATAGAGATGTATAACCTTATTTACCGCATCAGTACCAAAGAATGAATACACCTGCTGTGCAAGGTTCTGCTGGTCGTCTGGAATGTATGCCCAAAACTCTTTGATGATGTCGAAGCGACTACCATAGTCTTTCTTCTGTCCAACGATGAGTGATTGAAAGTTACCAGGATCATAACCAATATAGAGCGGTTCACGCTTATCGTAGTGACGAAGATAGCGAGCGGTCAGTGTAAAGTGGTCCTTGAGGTTTAGTTTCAGTATCTGGTCATAGATATAGCTATCCTTGAACTGGTGTCGCTCGTGGTCGTAAGTGGTGAAGAACTTGTTAGTCACCTCTTTGTGACGAATAGCACAGATAGCGGTCAGGAACTCATCCATGTCGAGCGTGTCGAGCTGTGTCTTGAAGAACTTAGGACCGAGAATGTCCTTATTGCAGAAAGATGAAGCACGGATATAGTAGATTGCGTTTCTTCTCATATCCGCTAATCGTGGTTTCCATCGGGCAACAAAAGCGTTAAGGCGTTCATTCTCAAGTCTGATTTTCTCCATTGTGACAGGATTCTTCGTGTTACGAAGGTCCTGCTGAAGCATAAACTGCTTATAGAGCGACTGATTGATAGCAAGTGAAACACTGGCTATCTCCTCGATGAGCTGTCGGTCCATCTTGTTTTCGTATTCTTCGAACCAATCATCTTCACCAAGGTCGACACGTGCCGTATCACTCACACCTGTCACGCCTTCATAGTAAGCAGAGCGACGGATGTCAGCAGAACCACCACGGAGGGAAGGGAAGAGTCGTGACTTTAGTTTCTCACCGCTATTGTGTTTCATCTCCTCGACGAATGCGTGGACGGCATTACGTCCTGCGACACTTTCAGGCTGATCTGAAGATACTAACTGGAGGTGTGCACCATTACGGAAGATGACCGAGTGCTTAGCGTAGGCAATAGGGTAGCGTGGTCGACGGAAGTGAGAGGGTAGCTTTGCTTCGCCCACCACATAATCGATACCATACTCTAACATTGCTCGCTGCTTGCCATTCACGATGACAGGACGTGAGAACGATGCCTGAATGTTAGGCCAGACGTTCGTCATCAGTGCAACGTAAGTCTTATGCACAAGGAACGAAAGTTCACCAGGCATATCATTCGTTACACGGATAAGTCGGGGAACGATAACACCCTCCGTCTTACCCGTCGCACGAGCCCATTCAGCATAGAGCATGTTTGGGTCGATAATGTTCGCCAACAGCTGAACACGGTTCATGTAATAGTGCTCGAAGTCGACTGTTGGCTGTTCGTTGTTTTGTGTCGTTAGTTCGTCAGTCATTTGGAATCTCCTCTACTATTTCAGCATCTTGTATGTCAGCATCACGCAGCAGTCGCTTCTTCTCCTTCTGCTCGATAGGCAGCGAGTCGATAAGCGTAACATAAAAGCCTTGATTGTGCTTTGCAGCAATGTCCTTGAGACTCTTCTTTGAGAAGCCAAGTTCCTCTGGACTTAACTCTGGAGAAATCAAGAAGAGAACTCCTAAGTCTCTATCTGCCTCTGCAATCTCAGAAGATCTACGACGACACTCAAGAGCAGCATCATAACACGACTTCATACCTTTATAGTCGCGATTAAGAGCGCAGAGCTTAGCAAGGTCTTCATATTTGTTTGCAAAATTGCTCTCCCAAACCTTTATAGGGACATTGCAGTCAACTTGGAAGTAGTTGATTGCCTGATAGATTCTCGCCATACAAGTGCGATCTTCTATCTTTATTCGCTGCTCAGCGTTAATACGAAGTTTCAGTTTCTTAGCTGCTCTCGTAATATTACGCTCGTGTTCGAATATCTCA